ACGGCCCAACAGATACTTGATGCTGGTATAGATACTGGCACAATTTGTATTTGGAGTGGGTCAGAAGCATCCATACCGGCTGGATGGTATCTATGTAATGGGTTAAATGGTACTCCAGACCTTAGAAATCGATTTGTTATAGCGGTGGGTGATGATCACGCATATGGGACTACAGGTGGAGCTAGTCACAAAATTTTATCTGCGGCGTCTATTGCCGTTGGAACTCACGCAATAACCGCCAATGAATTGCCCTCCCATTACCATTCATATATCGATGATTATAAAGGGGATTCGGGTGGTGCTGAAGGTGTATTTTCTCACTATGGCACATCTTATGATGTCGATTCTGCGACCACTGAAGTTGCATCAACGCCCCACGGCCATAGTGGATCATATTTTACTGGCGGATATACCGACATCAGGCCCAAGTTTTATGCACTTTGTTTTATAATGAAAGGATGATAAAAATGGCATATACAAAATTTCATGATCCCTGGGAAACAACTCATTATTTGTCGGGCAGAGCATTCAATCATATTGAGTCGCAATGGGATGAGATAAAAAAGGATGCTGACGAACATAATCACGATACCCAACATTATACTAAGACTTCGAGTGATTTAGACTTTTTTACCACCTCATACTACACTGGATTTGACGCTGATACACTGGATGGTTCTCATTATACTGATATCATAAATGAGGGTTTACCAGTCGGTGCTATAGTAATATGGCATGGCGATTCAGATACTATTCCTACTGGGTGGTATATATGCAATGGGCAGACAATAGGAGCAGTTACAACCCCCGACTTGCGTCAACGATTCATAGTGGGCGCGGGTACTACTTATAATGTTGGCGACACAGGGGGCGCAACCTCAACCTCAGTTACGGCATCATTTACGGTTACTGCTCATGCTATAACGGCTGATGAGATGCCAATTCACACCCACACTTGGCAAGACCATACAAATGAAGTTGCCGGAATATGCTACTCACCTATTCCTTCAACAGGCCCACTTGGAACCGCATTAACGATGAATCGTACTACTGGATATGCGGGCGGGGGTCTGGGTCATACTCATACTGGAAACACCATAACCTTCGATGATATAACATACGAACCATACTACTATTCTCTTTATTATATAATGAAGGTGACATAATGGGATACATAAAAAATTATACCACCTGGACGAGCGCCAACAAAATAACCACAACCGAATTAAATAACTTTGAAACTCAATATAGCGAATCATCCTCTCATCTATCATCTCATGTTCATACAGATGATTATTATACAAAAAGTGAAATGCTTGCTAAATTCTGGGGAGTTGATAATGATGGAAGTGGGTCGGGTGCGGATGCCGATTTGATCTATTATTCGGGTGGTAACCTCCACATAGAAGATTTTGATGGGTTAAGTGTTCCAACTGGCCTAATCATAATGTGGTCGGGGGAAACGGTTCCTGATGGTTGGCACCTATGTGATGGTACGTCTGGCACGGTGGACCTCCGCGATAGGTTTGTGGTTGGCGCAGGCACTGGCTCAGATTACAATGTGGGAGATACTGGAAGTGGTACTCACACCATAGTGGGAGCGGTTACAATATCGGGGCACTCTCTTTCAGCCGCAGAAATAGCAGGCCATCAACATTCAATGAAAGATAGATCTTCACGGCCTAATTCTGGTGGATGTGGATATAATTCGGAAGGCAGTGGTTCACGACATCCAAATGCATATTACAATGTTGATAACACTGGAAACAGCAATATTGGGAAAGCTACCGCCGATCCCCACACTCATTCATCAAGTTTTTCAAGTGACCCGTTCACGATAACTCCGATGTATTACTCACTCAAATTCATACAAAAAATTGCATCGTGATCTAGAACTGTAGCATGTCCTACAAGCCACTTTATAGACCCGTAGCGAGACTTTCATAGTTATGGAAGAATTATGTATTGGAACGTGGAGAAAGTCGAGCTATGGGCAAATTAGACCATAATAAAAGAGATGTTGAAGATAAGTGGAGTAAGTATTTACTTACCCCATGAACTCTGCGATCTTCTTGTTAACTGCATCCTCCTCGGTCACTACTCCATCCCATGATTTATCAACTGCGTGGGTGGGTTTGGCAAGTGATAGATTTTCGGCGTATGGATCACTGCCGTTCATGCCCAAAAATACCGCGTTCTTCCTGGCAACTACGTCCTGCTCAGCTACATACCCGAATGGCGTTCCATCAACTGCGCGAACCGGCTTATCCCCATCGCTCCAATTTAGCTCGGGGCTGTGTGGCCCATCGCTAAAGTTGATAACATTGGTGGAAAAGATATTCTTAACGTTATCGGCATAAGACTTGGAATCGTCCCAACCACCAAACCCAACCGCCATACCTACCATCATAAAGATGGTTACCATTGCACCAATTTTCCCGTTCATTAATATCCCTTAAAAATATTTATGTCCATTTGAAGGCTATATAATCTTCTGTCTACTTCTTTTCTTTCCAATTTTAAAGTTTCAATTTGGCGATGAATCTCCTGCCAACTTGGTCCATCCTTAACGAGATTTTTCTCGTCTTTATCCCCGTTTAGTGCTTCAATCATGTCATCGATTGCACATAGGCGGTCAAACAGATCGTTCCACTTATCATGCATATCTTCCAAGCTCGGGCCATCATCATCCCATTTTGTTCTGTAGGTAATAGTTCTCACCTCAACTACCTATATAGAAAAGCATATATATAAAGATGACGCTAGGTAAAATAGAAGGTATAATAATGAACGATGAACAATTTGAGTTAGATTGGCCCACAATAGACAAGATTGGTGGATGGCTTGCAAAGGAAGAGGCCCGCGTTTTGTATATCATCGCGAGCGAGGTAACCGGCCCGATTGTTGAGATTGGGGCATGGAAAGGCAGATCAACTGCGACCCTGGGATTTGCATCGCGAAACAACCCAGCCCACCCCCTAATATATACTGTTGACCCGTTTACAGGCTCCAAAGAACATCGCGAACTTGATCCCCACTGTAATACGTGGGACGAGTTTAGAGAAAATATAGAATCCCTCCACATGTTTGATATTGTGCGCCCTTACCAGATGACCTCGAAAGAGGCATATGAGAAGCATTTTGGGGCGATTGGGATGTTGTTTATAGACGGCTCCCATGAGTATGAAGATGTAAAGTACGATTTTGTTCATTGGGGTAGTAATGTGGTAAAGGGCGGTTGGATCTGCATGCATGATTACCATTGGTCCGGCCCAAATCGTGTAGCTAAAGAACTTGTTATGGATAACCCCAGGTATAGAGTTCCGCCCGCAACATGGGGCGACTTATTTCCTATACAGGTAGTGAGCTGATGGATTTACTTGACGAAATACAGGGCGACCCGGAATTTATGACTGATACAAGCGAATCTTCTGAGATCGCGAGTTTATCATTCAGGCTCAGCAAGATGTACATGGAGCATGAAGCACTCCTCCTCATACTAAGAGCAAAGAAAGTAATAACCGAGGATGAATACCAGAAAGCTATCCATCATATTGTAGAAGAAACTAAGCAACTTGAGGAAACTGTCGAGATTGATGGGGAGTATTTAAAAAATGTTGATGAGAGGTTTAGAAATAAAATATGATATCGCCTTATGGCGATATCTACCATCTAGACAAATTTATCGGTACTTGTGCATGTTTCAGGGTGAGGAAACAAGTTTGTAGGCCATCTCCAACGTTTAGCATGTGTGGAACTATCTGATCGTTCCACCACTTGTTGTTAACAAATCCTTGCATTAGTAAGCTATGTTCATATTTATTGAGGAATGCAGGCCACGATCTGACGTTATTTCCATATATACCGAATGTGGAGTCTGCTACTAGCACCCCTTTAAATCTACTTATATTTATATCGTTTATATTATGAGTATGCATTCGCTGTTGTAACAGTTTTACGGGAGAGGTTGGCTTGATATCCCCATACTGCGCGGTACTGAATCGATGTGTCTTAGAAGTTGTATAGATTGCTTCTATACCATTTTTATCCATTGTATCTACAATTTCGTCATCCAATATTTCAGTATATGGATGGAACTCGTGCACCTGATTCAATGTCATATCATCAATATCAATTGAAGATTTCAGCACATTAAATATATTCTTTATTGCTCTTATATCTTCAGGTACTTTTGTTCCATGTGCTAATTTAAAGTTGTCGCATACTGGAAATTTGATGGTTGCCCGGTTTGCATTGGTGCTATTAGGCGTTATTTCTATGCCGTCTGATACAATTTTCTCTTTTGTTCCAAGATCAGAGCTACTATATATAATAGATCCATGTATGTAGGATACCTGCATATTTGGATTGAGTCTACTCTGAAGTTTGATACTGGTCGCCATATCCATATTTCTAACATAGTCCTTTGGGAACTCAACAAGTTTATTACTCATCTGCAATCACCTTTCTCTTTGCGTTTGTTTCATCTATAGCTGCTTGGGTTTTATCATGCGCGATCTTAGCAGCGTCTTCTATACTCATTCCACAACATTGTAATTTTAGGTCGGTACATCCACAATTGGGACAGAATAGTTTGTCAAGCATTCCACGTATTACCAACCAATTGTTATAATTCCAGAACATTGCTTGATTACGTTTTCCTTCTTCTGTGGATTCTTCCTCCCAAGCTGGTTTTTCACTTAACAATTCCAATGCATGCTCTACTTTCTGACTAACAGTTTGTTTTATTGCTTCTACACCACCATTTTCAACGATCTTGGTTTGTTCTTCTTTTGATGGCACAATACGTACAAAATCGTCAGCCGCCTTTGCAGACAACTCGCCTTTACTCATTAATTCTTTTACTTCGGGTGCGCCATTTTTATGTACCGCGTGAACTCTATATACCGTGGCAGGACTAACTCCCGCCTTCTCTGCAATCTTTACTGCTACCTTTTTAGTAGTTTCACCGGTAGGTATCCCTGGGAGACTCACCGGTGCAAATTTACCTGTTGCTGGATCTTGTGTTTGAGTTGCCTTCTGTGCTGCTTTGGCCTCCTCTTCCATTTTGATCTTTTCTTCTAAAGGAATCATTTGCTCTACAATTTCTACTAATTGAGCTGCTGATAGATTGCGTTGCTCGGTTTGTCGGTGGAGTGTATACAGAATTGCCTTGTCAAGCGATTCAAACGATTTTACTACATAGCTAGGCTCAATTCCTAATTCGCGACAGATCTTATATCTATGATGTCCATCGACTATAGTATCTGGATATTCCTTCCACAATACAATAGGTTTTGCCTCATCATATCCCTGCGTCTGAATACTGGTCTTGAGCTTTTCAAATTCCATGCCCGACAATGGTGGTAGACATTTTTCCAGTTCCGGGTTTATCTTATATTCTTTCATCGATTCACTCTTCTTTATAGCTTGCTATAATCTCATCTACTGTTCGACTAACCGACTTCAGGTTATGATATTTCTTGTATGCTATACGTCTAGCTTTATCTATCGATTCCTGTGATAGATAAAATGATGCATGTACTGTATCCATTTGCTCACCAATATAGCTATAATGCTTGTATGGTATATAAAAATTTCGGTTAGTAACTTGTCTCGGGCCGTAAGCTATATATGCTCATAAGGCGATATCATATTTACGGGGAAATCCCCAGGTGAGTAATAAGATGTTTAACGCTACGGTAAATATGGGTGGCTCCCGAATGGAGCCTGGTACAGATTATGTTGCAACTATTATGGATATAGTGCCTATGAAGGCCGTTATCCAGTATCCCAAGGAGCTGAGGTGGGATGCAGTTAACAAGAAGATGAGGACTGTCTCAGATCTATCTAATGATGAGAGGGCTGTGTTTGAGAACACGCCCATTGAGCCAATGATGAGCCAGGGTAAACCCGTTCTAAATAAGGATGGTAGCCCTGTAATGAAGCCAAAGGCCGTTGATCAGATTAGGTTTGTGTTCCAGTTTGATGAGACGGGCACGACTACTGGTCAGTTCGATTTCGTGTTCCAGATGTATGATGGATTCCGGGCCAACAATAAGTTTAAGACGTTTGTGAAGAATGCGACAGGCCAGGATATTAGTGATATGACTGGTATGCTTAAGCTCGGCAATCTGTTCCCGGAGGGTTCTAAGTATGTTATCAGGACCAAGGATGAGCTTCGCGATGGGAAGTGGGTATCTTATGACCCGGACAGCATTAGACCTTACAAGGATGATATGGTGCTCAAGACTAAGGATGCAGGATCTACAACTACAGTAACCGAGGAAGAGGTTCTTGAGTTTCTGAGGGGGCTTGTCAACGAGAGTGGTGGGCCAATTAATCCTTTGGCTGCTCTTTCGAGGGGCACAGACAAGTTTGGCGCGTCCTACTCAGATGTATATAGGGCGCTAAAAGATAGCGGAAAAATCGTTATTGATGGTGGAAAACTCACCGTGGGATAGGATCGGCGAAGGTGAATCTACCTTCGCCAGTTTTTTTATCAAACAATATTATTTGAAAATTATTATATAAATGGTGATATAAATGGTAGACGATGAATTTGATCTGGGGGTGGAGCGCATTAAATTGGCGTTCTCGGGCGCGCCCAATAGCGGTAAATCGCACATGGGTGCATTATTTGTGAAAACATTTGGTGGTATGTTTGTAGATTTTGGAAAGCCTATACAGGTATCAAATTTTACATCGGCGGCGAAGTACTATGATGCTCTTAAAGGTCACGCATTGACTCCCTGCCGACATGTGGGCCTCAACAAATACCAATACAGGTTTATCAATAAATGGGCTGATTTTCAGGCCATAGTGGACAACTCAGAGATGATCAGGGACTCCATAAAAACCATCGACAATCATATCCCCTGGATAATCCTGGACGACAGCGAAGGATTTAGAAGTCTGTGTGCAATGTGGTGCTCATCAGAAAATGGTCACAAGATGCCCAACAAAAACGATTATAGTATGGCAACTTCTATAACACGAACGGTACTTGGCACCCTCGAAATGAACTTTAATATTATTATGGTGTGCCAGGTAAAAGACAAATATGATGGGGAGGGTAACAACCTCGGAGTTACAACGCCCGCATTTTATCCGCCCAATCTAGAGCACATCGCGAACGCTTCAATCTATATGGATTATATAGAAGATGAAGAAACGGGTAATATACGACCTCTTCATACGGTCCGATCCATCAAAGATGTGTGGGTATGTAATAAAAATGTTCCAAAGGAGATTAAGTATAAAGATCCTCTAAAGGTATCGCCCATAGAAATGTTGGAGCAACTGCAATTTGACAAAGCGCAGTGGTAGCCATGATACGTATTGATACTAGGGAACCCACCGACGATATCATGAACATAATAGGACGCAATAAAGATCTGTTAAAACATGCTGAGCAGTTCGCCCTCCAAAAATTGAACCTGGGCGACTATCTTATTGAGCGGAAGGATGGATCAACGTTATTGGTGGAGCGAAAGACGGTAGCGGACTTCTGTAATAGCGTATATAAGGCATCTGGGAATGGTAGTCTGGCTAGTAAGCTTATGAGGATGCGCACTGTTGCAGATGAGGCGATCCTCCTCATAGAGGGTTCATACAAACGCTCAAGCGATACAAAGGTCCATACTTATGCGGGGCGATTTGGCCTTCCATATTCGGTATATAAAAGATACCAACTTCACCGACAGCAAGATGGGTGCAGATATCTCAACACCAACGACTTAGAAGAAACCCTTCATCTGCTGTTGGTGCTTCATGATGATCCGGGGGGATCGCCTGCTCTCAAAGCAACAAGTTGGGAACAATTTATTATGTTGCTCCCTAATATTGGTCGCAAGCGGTTTGAAAAAATTAAAAAAAAGTATGAAAGTCCGGTCGATGCCTTCTTACACATTGATGAGTGGGCGACTGGACTACCTCTAGACAGGTGGTGAAAATGTCAAGAAAATATGTAATACCCAGTCTGGTTACTGGCGAATTGATGGATAAAAAGGTGTACATGATATTGGATACACAGACCGGACTATTTGCTAAGCGGGGCAGTGTACCAACTTTCACAACGATGCATAATGGCAAAGTTTGGTCATCAATAAGTAGGCTACGCTCTCACCTTAATTACATGTTGTTAAAACGGGGCCATCGATATGATGATACTTGCGTAGTTGTTAAGTTTGGGATTGAGAATTTCGAGGATATTAATGCCTACTTAGCAGAAATTGATGATTTGCTTTGTGGGGATGATGAAGAGGAAACCAACGATGAAATTTAGATGTGCGGGTATTCATGATGTTTTGGATGGGGGAATCGGGGCGGGCCTCGGCATATTTTTTCAGGGCTGCTCTATCCATTGTGACGGTTGTCAAAACCCCGACCTCCAATCCCATAATGGCGGCTACGAAGCCAACACCGACACAGTAATACGCCTATTAGAGCGGTTTGATTATTACAGTTCGGTGGTATTTTTGGGTGGGGAGCCAACCGAGCAAGAAGCCGCAGTATTAGATATTGCTGCCCGGACATCTCTACCATGTGTACTCTTCACCGGCAAACTATATAACACATTAAGTACAGAGCTAAAGCAACTCATGTATATGGTGATAGATGGGCCATATATGGCCCACATGAAAACGGGTGGATTTCCAGCATCATCCAACCAAAACATCTATATCGAGGGAGTGAAACAATGAGGATACATCAAACGTTTGACCCAGAATTTGACAAATTATATAATAATTATTGCAAAAAATACCCAGAACTAATGAAGTGTGAGGGAATTGATCGGTCCCAATTAGATCTAGGTGTGATGTCCAAAAGATATTTTACCGAAGATATAACTGAAGTCTCTATAGATACCAATGCTAATGCCAACGAAGATCGATGCCCCAACAATTATACAGCCGAAATCACAAAAGGTATGATGAAGCTGGAAGGATATTATCTACTTTGGCACTACGCCCGAAAAAGGTTCGATCTAGAGCGCGCCAATGAGCTTATAGAGGCTATTTGGAAGGGCGATGTGTATTTTCATGATGCCAGCGGGCCAGGCATCCAAATGGCCTACTGCTACGCATTTTCTACCAACATGATAATGCATGAAGGTCGCCCGTATGGACAACTCCATAGTTTGCCTCCAAAAAGAGCAGATAGTTTTTTGGCACAATGCGCTGAAATCACTATGGATCTGTCCCAAGAGTTTGCTGGGGCAATAGCACCTTCCGACATATTGGTAAATTATGCATGGTATGCGCAAAAAGAAAATCTATCAGATTTTTCAATAATTAACGATTTTCAAAAATTTGTGCACATCGTGAATAATAAGTTTAGAGTATCTTCACAATCACCCTTTACTAATATCAGTCTATTTGATCGGCCAAATCTAGAAAAGGTATTTGAACACTATACATATCCCGATGGCTCCAAAGTAGACATCGAATGTGTTATAAAATTGGAAAAGATGTTTGGAGATTGGTTTAGTAAAGGCGATCCTGATACTAACCTCCCATATAGATTCCCCATAGTTACATTAAATATATCAAAGAATGAAAACGGCGAAATCACTGATCAAGATTTCCTAGATTGGGCATCAAAAGTAAACCTTAATACTGGGTGTTTTAACATTTATGTGAATATCGGATCAAAAATAGCATCATGTTGCAGACTTGTAAATGATGTAGAACGTATGCAATATCGGGCAGATACCTTTGGTAATGGAGGTCTTTCAATCGGATCGCACAGGGTAGTAACCATAAACCTACCAAGAATTGCAGAACGTTGTACAGACATAGACCATTTCGAAAATATACTACACCAAACATGTGATATTGCTAGAGATCTCCTATTAGTCCATCGATATGAAATATTGAGGCGCAGAATTGACCAGGGATTTCTAAAATTCTTCAACCCCCTCAAATGGTTCTCTCTAGACCATCTATTCTCCACCATTGGCATAATTGGAGTATACGAGATGAATAAATTCATGGGGATTGATATAACAAGCCGAAATGGAATAGAGTTTACAACGGACGTTTTAAAGAGGATCGAAGAACTAGCTGTATCATATAGTAAAGAAAATAAATGCTCGTTTAATGTGGAGGAGATACCAGGCGAATCTGTGGCAATTAAATTCTGTCAAAAAGATAATATTATGTTCGGCGAAAATGAGTTCGGATTCAAGTTGTATTCCAATCAATATATACCGTTGATTGAGAATGCATTAATTCCCGAGAGAATCCAGCTCACCGGGCAATTCCAAGATATTCTCAGCGGGGGCGGCATTCTCCACATCAATATGCAGGACCAAATCAAAGATCCCGCTGACATGAAGCACCTAATTGAGTATTCAGTCAAAAACGGTGTTAGTCACTTCGCAGTTAACTACGGATTTGGAAAATGCGAAAATGGTCATACTACCGTCTGTGGAAACTCTAATATCTGCGCGATTTGTGGGGCACCAATAACCGACCATTATACTCGAATTGTTGGGTATTTCACACATGTAGATAGTTGGAACTCTACCCGGCGCGAATTTGAATTTCCCCGACGAGTATTTGGAGAACTACAATGAGCCAAGAATTGATAGATTTATACGGTATGGATCTTACCGTATATTTCTTTTACATGATATTAAATAGCTCGCCCGATGCATACAACGAATCACTCGCCCAGCATAACAATATCATGTGGGGGCACAGTTTCATAACTTCTGGGGTAGTAAGATGGATGGATAAGAATGTCGGATATGTTTAAGATCAACGCCCACGCTTGCATTCAATGCAACCCAAAAACCGGGTTCTATGAATCCATAGATGTCACCGCCGTAGTAGATGAAATCCGAAAACATTTGCATATTGTGACGGTGCTAGAAACCGACGAAATGTTACAATATGTAAACGGTATATATATTAAGGGGGCAGAAAAGTATCTATCAAGTATAGTTGTTCACAATTTGCGGGAACTGCGCGATTGGAAGGGCCGCCCAATGTATAATAATAAGGTGATGAATGAGATTCTGTCCCAATTTAAATACCTAACATATGTTGAGACGAAGGAATTTGACGCTAACATCGATATAATTAATATGAAGAATGGGTTATATAATTGGCGCACAGGCGAGTTCTTCCCCCACACTCCCGCCTACCTATCGCGAATACAGATTCCAGTTGCCTATGATCCCGATGCAACCTGCGAAATCCTTGACGAGATGATAAGAGATATTATTCAGCCGCAGGATTATATAAAAATACTAGAATTAATAGCGTATTGTTATTATAGGAGGTACGACATCCAGAAAGCCTTTATTTTGTATGGGCCGCGCCGGACAGGAAAAAGCACATTCCTCTCCATGCTGGGCAACATGATCGGGGATGACAATTTCTCCTCTGTATCTTTTAACGATATAGGAAACCCTAATAAAAAGTTCTTGGTGGCAGAGTTATACGGTAAGATGGTCAATATGTGTGGGGAGTTGGATGGCGGGGTCATCGAAAAAGTCAGCACTTTCAACAATCTCACCAGCAATTACGACAACATCCAGGTAGAAAAGAAGTATAAAGATCCGTTTAAATTTGTGAATTTTGCGAAGCTTGTGTGGGCTACAAACTCCCTCGCCAAGGTGTTTGAGAAGTCCAACAACGGGTTTTATCGTCGAGTTGAGCTAATACTTTTTATCAATGAGTTTAAGGCGTGTGACTACGATCAGGCCCGTCTAGACGCAATCCACAACCCTACCCAACTTTCCGGCCTATTCAACAAATGCATCAAGTTGCTGCCGGGGCTATTAGAACGCCACACTTTCACCAACGAATGTACCGAGGACGATATTATAGAATCCTACCGGGCGATATCTGACCCCATCCAAAGCTTCGCGACAGATTTCATTAAACCGTGCCCTGATGGGCGGGTTGCCTGCGATGAGATGTATGAGCTGTTTAAAGAATATTGTAAGAATTATAACACAACGCCCGACGACCGGAACAAGTTCGACCTATCAATATTTAAATATGTTAAATCGATGAAGCAGGGTGAAATGATGAGGGGAAAGAAGAAGATATGTGCGTGGACGGGTGTAACCCTCACGGGAGGTCTAAATGCCTAAACAAGCGCAACTAGAACAACCTCCCGACTACATAGAAGAAGCTGTAAAGGAAATACTGGGCCGGTGTTTAATCGGCACCCTATCCTTTAGGCTCAAACACGGCTACGGTATCGAAGGCCCACCGACAGATTAATAAGCTTTCAAAACCTATTATATAATAAAGGTATGTTTAACTTTGAGGAATGATATGTGGACCCCTGGTTAACCGACAAAAAGTTTAAGTGTTATAAAAAGATGGAGAATGTTGTGGTGATAACGCTTGATGACCTATCAAATTCGGCAGGAGATCAACAAAAAATGCCAACATCTGACATGGAAAAAGCGCGCAAAGAGTAATAAAAGATTTGCATTTTGTTTGAAAAGAAAGGTGTATGCGAGGAATTGTATAGGTTGTGGTGATTATGAAGTGTAAAATTTGTGGATTTCGATACCATTATTGTGCAGGCGATTATTCATTTAAATGGTATGATGAGAGTGAATATTGCTCAGAAGCATGTGCAAAGCGTGACACTTTGTATATGAATAGTAAAAAGATGGTAGAAGAATTTGTAGAATTTTTATCAGATGAGCAAAAGGAGAAGTTTGCCCGGATTATATGTGATACTCCTTCGGAGTACCTAGAAGTTATAATTAGAGATATGGGTGGATTTGAGGGCATCGCAGCGTGGGGGCTGTGGTAACTATGATGTGGTCTTTATGTATGCTAATATTTACAATAATACCTATGATGTATATAACTAGCGTACTTATCTCAGATCCGTGGATAAGTACAGTTTTGTCATTTTCTATGAGTTGGCCGCTTATAACTATTGGTTATATAGCAGATCGTATATGATTCCGATACCAAGGCAGGGGATATTTTGGGGGGTTGTGGAACAAGAGCCTCCCACCGGGCCATTTTTATTAACATTTAATAATGAAATACTCGCGCAGTTTGAGGATGAAACACAGGCGTTATTGTCTGTGTGGATTATGGGATTCTCTTATAAACAATTGCTCGTATTATTTCCACAATATAAAAGCATTCATAATATTAGAAATTTTATATTTCCTACAAATATAGACAATATTATAAAAATGCGTCGCGATTATAATCCGCGCCAACTTGTTGACCGTGAATACCTCCAAATTGTAAAATTGGTAGGATTTCCGAACTCCAAACTCTCCCCATATATATACTCACAATATTATAAATTTATATCTGGGCAAAAAATAAAGCCTGATTGGATCGAAAGCGACTCTATAAAAATGTTAAATAAAAAAATAATGGAATATAAAACAAAAATAAAAGAACTAGAAAAAGAACTAAAAGAATATGAGAAGCTGAGCGAAGCATTTAAGTAAAAGCATGCACTATATATTATGGGTGAAAGTTATGTTCGATGTATTCTATGAAATTGGTCGAATAATCGGAGTAATATTGGGAAATGCGTTGGTATTTGTGATATTACTAGGTATTATATGGATAATAGTCTACTGGATTACATTACCCATTCTTTCATATGTAATTACTATATTCGGGGCATAAGCTATGAGAATTGAAGATGCAGCATCGGCGGTATGGTTTGCAGCATTTGTAACGATAGTTACATTGTGCTTCATAATATTTTTGTCGCTTGTTGATGCGGCTACCCTCACAATATCGGGGAATATGATGGGGCAAGGAATTGGTAATATCACGGCAGAAATGCTGGGGCAGACGAGGGGATAGATAACTGTCCTTTATGTGAATTATTCAATGATGAATGTACTGGATGTCCCGTTGACTATGTTACTAGTGAGGGATGTTCAGGTGGTCCATATCTCGATTGGTATTGGCATCACAGATATAGTCATGATTCAACAAAACATCCCCTCGTAATCAAGTGCGCCAAGTGTACAGAAATCGCATTGAACATGATTAATTATTTGAAATCCTTGCACTCGGTGGTTGACGGGATGTTTGATAAAAACGATAAGCGCAAAGTGCGACCAGATACAAGCGACATACCAGAATTTTAATCGAATCCAAAAACTTTTTTCTTTTCTGTGTATCTTTGAAATATATTAATATTTTATTTTCAAACATTGCTCATATCTAGAAAAGTTTTTATTTGTAATAAGGCCAAAACCTTATATACTATGAATACACATATAGCTATCATGAATGTTTTAGATTTATTAAAAAATGGAATCGTATCTGAAGAAATCAATTCATTATACAACATATGGGAAGGACGTTATACAGATATAGAATATGATTTTAAAGCTAGGTTTAAGCTTAGTCAACATTATCCAATAACAAGCTGGAAAAATCCAGAACATGAAAATATGCTCGTAGAGTTAGCAATAGATTCTCATGCTCCAAGATGGAAACCTGAATTTCTAGAAGGAGGTTGGACTAAAGAAAATTTTATATTAGATGGCCTACGAGATCTATTCATATATTACAAAATATGGGAAAATATAAAATAACTATTTTTCGGGCAAACCTTTTTATACAATTGATTCATATAGAAGAATCGGAGATGTAAAATTGTATACTGCTGAAACTCTACTTAGGCTGTACAAACAGCTAGGAACCTTCGATAAATGTGCCGTTCACCTTGGAATTAATCGCAAAGCATTTTCTCGCATATGGTATGATTCTGGCCTACCATCCCCCAAGAACCTCCCTAAGAACGATATAGAGCCTGAAATCTATAAGGTAGCCGCATGTAGCGACATGCACTTTGGCTCCAAACAGCAGGCTCTCACACCCTTCCTGAGCTACATCCAGGAGGTTCTCGCCCAGGACATCCGCACAATGGTTATACCCGGCGACATTTGCGAAGGTCTAATGCCCCGCCAAGGCCACGAACAACTCCGATTCCTCCACTCCATCGACGAAATATACAACTACATTTATAATATATTTTCAGAATTTGCTGACCAGCTAGAAAATATTTATCTCATCCAGGGCAATCATGATGAATCGCTTAATCGGCGCTCACATGGATTCAACCTGTGCTCTAACCTGGCCCGCGACTTTTCATCCATCCATTACAACGATGATCCTGCCAAAATCATAGATCCTGTCACCCTAGACGGTGGAATAAAAGCAATCCTTTGTCATGGTCGCGGTGGTTGCAGCAAAAATCTAGTATCCCGTTCCAGAAACAAGCTTATCGACTACATGAACTATACCAAAGATATAGACCTTTTATTCTTAGGCCATTGCCATCGATTTTCATCTGATTACTGGCTAGGAACGCATTGCTTTAGTCTTGGATGTTTCCAATCAACCACCCACTTCCTCGCGGATATGGGCAAAATTCCCCAGGTCCGGGGCGAAATCATCCAGTATAAAATTGATACCAAGGGCACCATGCGATCAGTAATAGACATCCCATACTGCTACGATGACCAAATAAAAAGAAACGACTTCTGAACCAACACTTTTTTATATCAAGTAAACATAGTATACTATATGCTAAATCTAGTAGATCGAGCAGTTGAAGATGCTCATATATTAGTAGGTAAATGTTTTACTGAATATAAAGAAGAGGTTCCATCATACGAATTGACAAATGCATTCATTATGTTACCATTGTTATTAGCAAAAATTGATCAACAGGCCCGACAAATAAATGAACTTGAAAATATGGATGCGTGAATAAAATGAATTGTATAACTCCAGAAGACGATGACTTCAACTTCACAGAAGCCATAGCCATGCTCGCCAGTGGCCTCTCGATCAGCATCCAAGAGTTTTACTGCGATCAAGAAGCAGGTGGCCGGGCAGAACTCGCCCAAATTATCAGAATGGCCGCTGATCTAATAGAAAATGAACACAGCACCGGCGAAAATCTAACAACAATAATATGCATAATTAGAGCCTGGAATCAAGCCCGCACAATAACAACACGATGAGTAGGCCGTAGGCCTACCCCCTCTATAATTTCTCCATTGCTTCTTCAAGCACCCTCCTCATCAACTATAATCAGTTACTGTTACCTAAGCCATCTCCTCATATATATTCTTCAATATCCCATTAAACTCTTTCCTTTTTTCCTCGATCAATGGGCGATCCATCACAACCACCCTCGGATTTCTATCAACATTCCTAGGAGTATACACCTTAGTATCATTATTCCAATACCCCCCAACATCTAAATACAATATCCATACCTCATCAATACTCAGCCCAGTTACAAACTCGTAAGCCTGCACATAAGCGGCCATCTGAAGAGCATAGCTATCATACTCATCCCCCGTCTTAATATCAACCAGCCGCCTCTTCCCATCACAGAAGTTAGCTACCCCATCAAGTCGCCCCGCATAAGCGCACACAACCCCATCCAATTCACCCTCCCACCAAACTGCTGCTTCAATCGCCTCCCACCCCACTACCACCTTCTCAAGCTCCAACTGTTGCCACATCGCGACAATATCATCGAGTTTTTGACTGACCTCCTCCGGCTCGGTCCAATATGGATTATCCCCCGGAATATCTAAGTTCATTCCCAGATACTTCTTCGCGATTCCATTAAGCACCACATAATGCCCCAATGTCCCAATTTTGGCAGCATCCCCCGCCTTAATAGGTTCATCATTCCAGTGGCATATCGTACTTACTGAATACATCTTTTTTTTCGGGTTATCTGACCAATAATAATACCGGCCATGTTTTCTATCTGATCCTACTAATAATTGTCTATTCATTTTTATCATTCCAAAATATACATTCATCCCTCATGTTACATTCTTTGCGACTATCATCGCATCTCCATCCAATAATCCCATTGGTAATTCGTACAATCCATTCTGGCTCAATCATAACACCATCGGAAAACCAATAATACGGCAAATGGATATCTATTTCTTTTTTAGCTTTCATATCCACATATACTAAATATAATAATTGTCTAAATATTCTACATTTATTCATATTAGCATCTTTATTGGTGTTAGCTGCTAATTGAATAATAGTATATGCCGTCAACTTATAATAATCTGGTATATACATAAATAATGATTTACGTTCTTCTAAATCATGTGTACCAGCCAATCTAAAAAATGAATCTGACCGAGGTTCTAATAACCAATCTGCCGCTGGTTTTCCATTTATTAAATCATCGACCATTTTAATATCAATCCCAATCAATCTCTGGATATGCCTCAGCCAACATTTCCTTAGCAACACATCTGTAATAGTTTTTCCCAGGACAAGATACCTTTTTTGTTGTGCCTAGTATAGACGTTTCATATGGGTTGTCAAATAAATGTTCCCAATCTGGCATATTAAATGGATATATCTTTTCAGCGGTTCTCTCTATCAATTGTTCTCTTACAACTTTAAACTGGTCTTCAATCGGCATTTTTGTCATACTGCCTACTACGCAATAATTGAATATAAACTTGGCGGCCCGAAACACTTATAAAAGATAAACGCCCCAGTACTTAATATGCCTAAAGAAGTGTTTATAATATCGTCGCCCGATGATATGAAGGATTTTGGCGCGGTGAATCTTCATAGATTGCTCTTGCGCCCCAAATTGGTATTTACGGGTATAGAACTTAGGAATCCTGCCCACCAATACATAATCGAATCGCCCAGCGGTTCATCTCTATGTCAGCTAGGTGACTGGGCCATAATATTCCCCGATGGCAACCTCTACAAAGTAACAAAATCCCTCTTTAACAAGATGTTTGATACAAACATGGGGTTGGAGGGAATTGGGCGGCCTTGTATATTCAAAGATTGCCTCGGAATATATGGAAAAGTGCGAGGAGAAGTGCGCTGTTCCAAATGCAACGACCTATATCCAACATCTATGATGAGAAAAAATAAATATATTTGAGGAGATTAAAATGCCACCAGACATTCTATACATGAGCATAAAAAAGTCGCTAAACCGACGCAGAATCGCCCGCCTATACCCATCAAATAACGACCCCTCCATTGAGTTCGTTATTAGGAAGGGCGCACCGTATTCTTGGCAACTCTTGGAAAATGGCCGCCAAATAAGAAATGGAATCGCGACCTCAGTTGACGAACTAATAAGTAAATACCGCGAAATCGAACTCGAATACCGGGCGCAACCTATAAATAGTATTCCGCCCAATTAGACATTGTGGTTGGGTTAGAAATCCCTTCATGGCCCAGCCACTTCCCTCCTCTATTTTTTAAAAACCATAACCAAAACAGTTTCTAACAAAAGCCCGATCCAAATTGCCCCCACATAACAACACAAAATTAAAAAAATAGTAGAAATGATATGAATAGCTTCACCCAACATACGGCGACGCCTCCAACGTGCCCAGCACCTTATAAATCAACTGGCTAGCCTCATCTTCATCATCCAAATCATACTCTAATGCCCAATCCTTATCACAATAAAATGTCCCCATCTCGCGCCCATAACATCGAATGGTTGCAAAGAGATCACCCACCCTTGGGTTATCCTCAACAACCGAGTAATATGCCCCAATCACAACTCCAATATCATCGGCCATATCAAGGACATCAGTTGATCGACATTCATAATCTACAAATACTCCATCCGGCCCGATATCAACATCTGGATAATATATTCCGGGCGCATTAATCATCAAGTTGTCTTTCATGATCTGCTCCACTGTAAAGTACTCCAAACCATACCCACCGCCACACATAAAATTCGTACTCAATATAGCGGCTATCATAAACACCTCAATCACATTCATTTCTATACCTCTCGATCTTGATCTCTCCACTCATATCCGAGTGGGCAGTCATCTCCCAATACCAACGCTAAATAGTCCAATGCGCCCATTATTCGGTCTGGGGGCATTACACCATTCAACATCATAAGATCTGCTGTCTCATAAAGATCCACATAGATCTTCCGAGTATGCTCAACATCTAACATAAACCATACTACAACCTGTCAACATTTAAATATGGCGGTTGATCGACTAGCCATTCTTAAATACTAGAACCTCATATAATCGCATCATGAAAATCCTAGACTGTATTTACACGCACAACTGGGAAGGCGAGCCGATAATTCATCTCTACGGAGTGGGTGGCAAGCATATAACAAGATCGGGTCACCGGCCATATTTCTATGCTGAGTTCACCGACAACATTAACAACGATGTGGCGGCCCGACTGCTCCATTCTAGAGGTATTCATGATTTTGTGAAGGTCGAAAAATTCCGGCCCATTGGATACCAGTCAAAACCCACCACAATGTACCAAATATTCACCATATCTCCCAGGGATATTCGCCAACTTCGCGAAGAAGTAAGCCGCATCCCCAACATCTTCAAAATCTATGAGGCGGACATACCCTACAAAAACAGGTGGCTTATAGATAATGGGCTGGGAGGGTTTGCCGATATAGATTGCGGGGAGGATGCCCCTATAAGCTATTGTAGCTTCGATATAGAGTGTTTGGTCCCGCCCGAGGGTACTATGCCTACTTCAGACAAAGATCCCGTAATCCTCATCTCAATGGCCTTCTCGCCCCAATTTGAGGGTAATGATAGGGTGGTTCTATCTACCAAACCCACCAACTACCCGGGGTGCCCTGTAATACTTTGCAAAGATGAACACCATCTAATAACCACATTTCTATCATTATTCAATGTGTACAATCCCGACATCATAGCAGGCTACAACACTAATCAGTTCGATTTTCCCTATCTTCAGGGCCGGTGCAAAGTGCTGGGCATCTCTCCAAAATGCACGCGCGACAATCGCGAATGGTACATAAGAAACAGATTTGATGGTGGGGTGGATGTCACGATTACGGGCCGAGTAGTAGTTGATCTATTGCCCATCATCCGGGCCAACTACAGTTTGAACCGTTATAACCTCGCTACGGCTGCATCCTTGGTCAATTATGAGAAGCTTGATGTTAGCCCCAAGGAAATGAGAAATGCTTACCTTGGCAACGACAACGAATCCTGGGACAAAGTAATAGCGTATTCCGACAGAGACGCCGAGTTAGTCATGAAATTGTTACTGGATCTAAAACTGATTGACAAATATATAGCGATATCTACGGTGAGCGGAACTTTACTTCAAGATGTAGTTAATTTGGGCCAGACTAAACTTATTGACAACTTAATCATTCGCGAGTTTAGAAAACATGGGCGTGTTATGAATATGCGGCCCAAAATTGAAGATGAGGATGAAGATGATGGTGAGGTTGGATATACTGGGGGAAGTGTACTTGAACCAGAGACTGGTTTACATGAGCACATCATCACTATGGACTATACCAGTTTGTTTCCGTCGATCATGCGGGCGTATAACATTTGTCCAACAACGATCATAAAAGATGAGCAATGTGATGAAAAAGTAGTACTTGGGAACAATGTAGAGTTCTCAACTAAACATGTTGGAATAGTACCACAGATATTAGAAAGATTATTTAATGAAAGGGTACAATATAAAACTATGATGAAAACTACTAAGGATACTACTCTGTATAATCAGTATGATAACATGCAATACGCCTTAAAAATTTTGTTAAACAGCGTGTACGGTATGTTTGGATTTACCCGCGCCAGACTATACGATGTAGATATTGCATCGAGCGTTACATATGTTGCGCGCGATACGTTATTGAAAACGAAGACAGTCATTGAAGAAAATCCAAATCTAAGAGTTATCGCCGGGGATAGTGTAATTGGTAGCAGATGTGTTACTATAAAAAAGAACGATATTGTAAACGTTGTTCCAATCGAGCAATTATTTAATTATGTATCGTATTCAGTAGGTGATAAAGAATATCATGATATAAAAGAATGTTATGCACTTACCCACCTTGGTTGGAAACCAATTAAATCTGTCATGCGACACAAAACTGATAAGCGGATATATAGAGTCATTCAAAAATATGGAGAATCTATAACAACATGTGACCATTCATATATAGACTCAAATTTAAATCGAAGATTACCGACTGAGATGTCAAATTATATAATGTATAAGTGTGAAATACCGAAACTAGATAAAGAGCTTGATACCATTGATATATATGAATATCTTAAGGATTTTACTTATACGTTGAGTTATCGAGGGAGAACTAAACTGTCTAGATTCGAGATTATAGATATAAATGGTATAGAATTTATAAAATTTGGATGGAAGAAAAATCCATATCTATTACCACGTTATATTAGTGGAAGTAAACTATCAGATTTATGTGAACTTATAGGCGCATATGTAAGCGAGGGGCATATTGCAAACGTGGGTGATAATCAAACCACTTTTCACGCAACTATTTCATCACAGAATCTAGAATGGTTAGAAAATTTAAAAGAATTATATGACAATCTGTTTATAAATACAACATCGGTTATATTAGGATATTCTAATATATATAAATTATTATTCCCCAACCAATTAACAGCAGCAGTATTCTGGAAGCTATGCGGGAGGGGTAGTAGAAATAAAAAATTGCCAGATTTTACATATAATTTAGAAAATGTATATAAGAAATCAATGTTAAAAACGTTATTAGATGGAGATGGAACAAGAAAACATGGTAATGGTTATAGCAAAGAATATGTAAAAAATAATTTTAGATATACCACAGTATCCACCCAATTAGTATCTGGCATGTCCACGATGTTATCTATAATGGATATACCGCATACATTGAGATATAGTAATCCCACTGGAGCATATGAACTGGCTACATCATATCATATACGAAATCGTCCAACAACATATACTAAGATATTGGAAACTGATTATGATGGATATGTATATGATCTTGAAGTGGAGGGTGCTCATACATTCTGCGATTCATGTGGAAATATATTGCTCCACAACACTGATTCCTGTATGATTAAAATAAATAACATGGAATGTACGTATGACGTTGCAAAAAATATTGCAATGGATATACATGATAAAATGGCCGAAATACTACCACCTCCAATGAATCTAGATTTTGAAGCATACTCAGACCGAGGGGTATTCCTAAAGAAAAAGCGATATGCTATGAGGTTGGTTGGGCCAGATGGTAAATTCAAACTCAAAATGCGGGGGATTGAAACTCGCCGTCGCGATTTTACCGCCTACACAGTTGAAACCTTGGAGCAAGTAATAAACATCCTGTTATCAACGGGCGACAAAAAACAAGCAGCATCATACGCCAACACCCAAGTCGCGCGAATCAAAAATCTTGCCTCCATCAACGATGATCCAGAGCTAGTTAAAAAACTCCTGTTGACCAAGAAGTTCTCCCGCCCAATAGATGGCTACAAAGCAATGATGCCCCACATAGAAGCCATTAAACGCGCCATAAATCGCGGAGAACCCGCCCCATCAATAGGCGACCGAATTGCATACTACGTAATTGAGGGCCGATCCAAAAAGATCTCAGATCTAACCGAACTTGAATCGTATGCCCACGATAAAGGCCTGGGTATCAACAAGAAATATTACCTGGAAAAACAATTAATACCGCCCATAAATCGCATATTTGAGGCCATACACTACAACTGGATCAAAGAAGAATCAAATTCTAAACAGAAAACATTATTCGATCTCTGACCACCACCTTTTTATGATATGTGCACATAATAGAGTATTGGTGAAAAACATGACTGAAACGTGTTACGGCTGCAAATACCTGAAAATGCGAGATTCGCCCAACTATAAGTGGTCAGGATTTTTATGCGCAAAGGATTTGCCAAAAAAGGGTGAATTGTTAGGCGAGGTTGGGGGCGTTGACTTAGTATGCAAACACCCAATGCGGCAGGCTGAAGATTGCTTCGTATATATGGTGGAATAGTGATGAATACACGCTTTAAAACGCCTGAGTTAGCTTATCGATACATGATCGGGATGATATCACAGTCTGGTGATAGGGTTATTGATGAAAATGGGTACGCCACGAAAGAGATGCGAAATATCCAGATCACAATAACTGATCCATGCAACCCCCAAAACTGGCCCATCCCTAACACCGGCTGGAAACTCCCCGCCCTCGATGAATATGTAACAAGAGAAATACTATCACCAAACACATCTATGCCCGATGGGTTCAGGTACACATACGGAGAAAGATTGTTTAACTATCCATATTGTAGCTGGGAGAGTAGTCAAATTGCATATATAATTAAGAAATTGAACGCAGAACCTACTTCTAGACGAGCATTTGCTATTACATATGACCCAGATTTGGATATGTATGAAGATAGTATACCATGCCTACAGCTAGTGAACTTTCTCATTCGCGATGGAAAGCTCCATCTAACTGCTGTATTTCGATCTTGGGATGTAAAAAGGGCCGCACCATCAAACTTATATGGGTTGAGCAAGCTATTAGAATATGTAGCTGAGACAATTGGAGTCCCAACTGGAGAATTGACCGTATTCGCAGTCTCGGCCCACATATACGAGGAATAAATCATGTTCAATATCATATTACGTGGTGACTCAGCTAACTCCAAAATTTATCACAATGGAGAAGAAATTAAAAATATTTCATCAGTAAGTATAAGTCAACAGGTGGGTTCAATTCCGACTGTACACATGGAAATGATAATGAACGAAGGTGAACTTTTCATAAATGAAGCAGACATCGTAATAACGTGTAGATATCCAAATGGAGATTTGGTTGGGACTGTACTTCTAGATGAAATAACTTATATAGATGGACCAATACAACATTGGTTGGTGAGGATGATTTAATGTTACACTTTGTTACTAGCTCAACAGAAGATGTAAATTCCAAAGATGATATCGACTATGGAGAAGAATATGAAAAACTATCAAATTTGGGCAATGCCATAGCAGAACCCATAACGTACACAGAATTTGAAAAACAAGTTGCGATATTATTTGCAGATTGTTTTGATACTTTGGTGCGAAAAGATGTTGAATATGCGGGGCATGGGGATGCATTTGAGGCATTTCGAGAAGCGGCCAAAGTTGAAGGTGTAATTCCTGAGGAGATCGCCCGGCGATATCGCCTAAAACACGATATGTCACTAAAAAAGATGATAAATGATCTTCAGAATGGCCGCGATGAAAACCTGACCGAAGAGTTTATAAAAGAAAAGTGTGGAGATATTATCTGCTATACCGCCCTGATTTATGGGATGCTGGCGGAGAGGATACATAATGAAGTCCAGATATGTGAATGAGCTACGAGAATTTGGGCACGCCAAAAAAGATATATCGAAAAATATAGCGTTTTACTCAAAACAAAATAAACGATATATTTATACTAGGTT